GTTTAATCGTTAAGTAATCATTTACCGACATCTTCTGCAGATCTTCTTTATCCAAATCACACACCACCTGGAACATGAAATCTTCACGCAATTGCTTTTCACTGATGTCCGCCAGCGCTTGTGAATGCTTTACTTTTGGTACCGTAAATTTGATGTGTTCAATCTTCTCACCCACTTCATTTTCAAAAGGAAAAAGTAAATCAAATTCATAGCAATCGTTCGACAGTTTCTTACCTTGAAGCTCATCACTGCCCGTTAAAATGTAAGCCGTACAATCATTGGCTAAGGTATTAAAATCTGGGGCGGTTAATTCTTCAAACTGCTCTTCTGTTAATACTGTCGTTTCAAGGATGACCGCTTTTTGTTGGTCAAACAGCTCTTTATCAGTGAGCTTGCCTTCTTTGTTGATGGACGGGAGCTTTCGAAACACTTCAAGTGTCATAGAAGAAATAGTCAGGGTGTTGCTGTCATTTAAACGAAAAAATGGCAATGCAGAGGTCTTTTTCATAATTATCTCGATCAAAAAAAGGAGCCGAAGCCCCTATTAAAAGTAATGTCACAATGTGGTTAAGCCGTCGCGCCGTATTGCCCCATAAGATCCACACCGCCAATGGTGGTTTTTCCGGTTCGGGTATCAATGTCATACACCGTTTTACCGTTATCAATCAGCTTGTAAGATTTACAAGTGCCTTCAATGGTGCACACCGGCTTTTCTCCCATCTTCACCGTTTCTTGCTTAATTGAGCTAATGGTAGAATAGAGAGAGTATTGCGCTTTATATCCACCGTTATTGCTGTCTTTGCCTTTTTCCGTCACGTTAACTTGCGCTTCAGATAGTGCATAACGACCCAACGACATCACCAAATCTGCATGCTTACCACGAACCTTCATGGACCATTTAAGTAAATCCATACCCACAACGTCTTCACTTTGAACAAAGCTGCCTTCGTTCGCGGCGGTTTTAAACGTCACTTCTGGTGCACTAAATTCCACAATCTCATTCACCAATGGCACATCCTGCACCACTGCTGATAATCGTAATCGAACACGATCAACCATTTACGACCTCCTCAAGCCATTGTTCAATCAATCCGTTATCCACGGACATTTCATACACCATGTGTTCATTCGGGCTATAACGACCATAATCCACACATAAGAACCAACGGCCTGAATTGTAGTTTTCAAGGTTGTTCTTGCTTGGGTGTAAGTAAGCACGAAAGACAGGAATAACCCCATCAGCCACTAAAGATTGGCCCCAGTTGCTCAAGCGCTCAACCACACTGTCCATGAACTCTTCAGTGAGCAATTTGCCCATGTAAGGCTGAGAGGTTTCTTCTAGTTTACGTACCATCAGATCTTCTAAACCCACATGAGCCATAAAGCGCCCTGTGTTGGTTCGATTGCCAATGATAGAAACACCGCCCATGCGCGTTTTTGCCATGGTGGCCACGCCGTGTATATTCAAGAAGTTGGCTTGAGTGGTCTTATCGCCAATCTTATAAGTAACCAAACGACAAGGTTCATCACACAACACGCCTTGGTTTTGTGGTGATTCATACCCTTCAACCGCCGCCATGGCTGAGATGAGAGCGATTGATGCTGGTAATACCGTTGGTAAGCCGTCGTAGGTTTTAATAAACCATGGGTCGATAATACTGAGCTTATCTTGTCCTGTTCCTTCAGCGCCAAATTCGCCAGCAAACTCTGCAGCTTCGGTGTCGTTGGTGTTTGGTCCATCAACAATGGGACGACAGTGAATATCACGCGCCACGGTGCAAAGCTTTTGAACAAACGGAATGGAATTAAAGCCTGGTGCGCCAATCAAGGTTGGAGTTTCAGGGCAACCTTTAATTGAAAACAAGCCAGAGGTCGCGCCGGTGTTTACATCCACACCACCAATGATATTGGTTTCTGTGGCTGGTTTATCTGCACCTTCTTCAACCACAATTACATAGAACACCGCACGAACATAACCCAATAGATAACGCGCCAATAACGGCAACGTCCCTTCACTGGTGTTTGTGGTATCTAACATCATTTTGGCTTGTGGGTAATCAAACAAACGCACCGGCTCATTGTAGGCAATACCTGCATGTTTATTTGGCGCAGTACCCACCAAGCACACCACATGCTGAGCCAATGGCCCCATACTTGGTAATGGCTCAATCGCAATGACTTCTGCGCCGTTTAATTCAAAATCCTGAATTGGGATCATTTCTGCCATTATTTCACCTCGGCTTTGGTTGGTTGAACAACAGGCTTAGCAATCTTTCCGTTTAAAAGAAGAAAGCTGGCTTGTCGTGGATGAAGACGAATGGTCTTTTCATTGAGCAGAACCCAACGCTTGGCCAATCGAAAGGGCTTTAGAATTTGATATTCAATTCGCCCATCGCTTTTGCTGTTTTTGTCCATAGGGTTTTCCTGTGGCTAGATAAAAGAAAACCCAGCGCAATGGCTGGGTTTCAGTGGTGTTATATGAAAATAAGTAAAATCTTACTTTCATCATTTTTAATTTAAAGGATCATATACCGTCATGATATGAGGGCGAATAGGAATGCTTCTAGTAACCGCTGTTGGATTTATTGCTCTTATGTATTCTTTTACTTCTCGCATTTCTACATCTGAAATATTAGCGAGCTCTAAGCGGTAATCTTCTTCAACCCTAATTGCGATTGCTTTCTCTGATTCAAAGAGCATTGTTGCTTCATGAAATAAATCTTCTTCTGTTTGAACATAAGCCACGAAAGGGGCGATTTCTCCATACGTACCCTTAATGGCTTCATCCCATAGAGTTTTCCCATGTTCCGTGTCAGCGTTATCTTGGGTAGAATGAGGGATGAAATCCAAGTCATTTAACTCTTCAAACCGCACTTCTACGTTAAGCACCGTATTTTCTTGGTTAGCCCATACAGGTTTTTTTACTTGTAGTATCGTGGACATTTATTTTCTCCTATGAAATTCGTAACCATAAAGTGGTTTTACGTGTAAGAGGTATATTACTGTCGGTACAGTAACCCATACACTTCCAAGAACCTTGCAGTGCATACTTGCTACCCAGTAGAAAAGAATCGCTTGCATTAGCAGGATAAAGATAACTTCCCTGAACAATATCCCCAAAATTCGCAACTCCTGTCCTACCCATGTGACAATAAGCATAAGTCCCGACCGCCCCTGCTGTAGCACTTGATGAAGACTTTGCTACATAGCGAGCATCGCCTTCTGCTTTACTAAAAACTCCCAACCAAGCTCTAATCGCTGCAACGTTATTACAAAAACGGATGTAGTTATCGGATGTACTTTTACGAAATGCTAGACCACCGCTAATGGCACCTTCATCTTGATAATTAGAACGAAATAATCGTGCAAATAAATCACCAGAACTGTCTCGCTCCGCAATAGTGCTGGCTGTTGCTGCTGTTGCATTATTTTTATTGTTCAAACGCGTTGAGTTCGTGACTGTTTCACCGCGCTTCCAGTACCACAAGTCCGCTTGAGCTTTCGTTATCTTACTGTTTGCAATATCGGCGACTACCTTCACCGCCTTTGGTGTTGCCGCTAACACCTCACTGGTTGAGTTGATAGCACTGGATAGCTTAGTGGCTCCATACACGGTCAAACTGGCTTGAACATAAGTCCATTTAGCATGGGCCGCATTTAACGCTTCATTCGCTCTATCCCAAATTGATTTTCCTTTATTTGCGGTTAATGCTTGTGTTGTTGAGGTTGATGTCACCGTGTCGTTTAGCTGCACCGCCCCTTTGACTGCCGTACTTGCATTGGGTAGACGCTCTTTAGCTAAAATACCTGAGTTCACATCACTGGCATCGTGTTTATGTGACGAGTTTGCTTTTGTTCTTAACCCATCGCTAAGAGCTTTTTCACTCGCGGCATAATCAGTTCTTATTCCAGTGAACGAGTTAGATAACCGAGACAAAAAAGCCTCTTTCCAACGAAGTGCCGAAATCCAAACAGAAGTTGATGTCATAGCTTCTGCTTGAGATTTAGTGGCATGCTCATCGTTATGAAGATACTGAGTGTGTGGATTATCTGCCTGGCAATGCGCATTAAACTCAACAACATGTGCTTCAAAATCTGTAATGGGTGTAAACAGGATTGAATCATCTTGAGTAATGGTAATTAACTCTGAATTATCGGTTCTAAAGTTCAGCCTAATTCGTGTGAGTTTCCCATCTGAATCTGCTTTTCCAGCAACATAATCACCGCGAGTGCGTGCATATGAATAAAGAACGCCAGTATCAGTCAAAGTACCAATTTCAAAATAGTTATAACCCATATTGGGAATAGGTATATCTGCTTCAATACGATAGAAGCCATGCTCTGTATCTATCGCTTTAACAAAGCAGACCGTTTCTACTTTTGGTTTTAGTAACGCCGTTTGGTTTTGTGGTTGTTCATTCTCAGGAAGTAATCCAAGGCCAATCACCACTTTTTCAATCGTAACCTTACGGGCTTCTTCTTTGGCCAACGCTTCTTCATCAAGCCCTGCCAGCGTAATATAATTTAAATATCCTGTACTCATGCGGCACCTATTTCTATAACAACACCGGTTTGAATGGTTGAGCCTTTAAAGGCAAGTGAATCAGCAGAGCGGATAAGGGCAATATCCACAGTGTCACGCTCTGATTTGTAGTTATCAATTCGAGAAGCCACTCTTGCTGTGGTTTCTTTATCGATAGGAAGATCTGATAAAAAACCATCAATCACTAATGAATACGCCAACTCTCCCTTTTTCATTTCCGTGGTGATGTTCAACACACTCAACGCTTGAGACAAACCAAAGCGTGTTCCTGCTTTTCGATGGATGGCAAAGGCTTGCTCTGTGGTTTCTCGGCGTTGCTTCATCGTGTCATTGGGTTGCCAATCCAATACACCACGTTCAGAGGCAAGCAACGACACGAATTCATCAGAGGTTAAAAGAGGTTGTTTCAATTCTGGATAAGGGTTTTTTGATGCACTTAGTAAGCTGTGCCAGGCAAACTCTAATCCCTCTTCAATTAAGGTTCGATTTTCAGGTTGAACCGACACAAACTCATTGGGCTTTAACATTGATGATCACCTCTGTGCAATGCGGCGCTTCATCCCACAAACATAAAATATCGGTTATGGGTTTGGTTATCTCGACACGCTTTGCCCCTAGTGAATAAAATACATGCCCAAGTTCAAGCCGCTCTACTCGACCTTCAAGTAACTGGCTTTTATCTGCAAAACGCAATGCTGCACTTTGGGCTTCTTCTTTTGAAATATCATTCACTGGATCACCTCCTGTAAATAACGTCGCTTCAATCACATACGGTTTTGGCACACAACTTTTCACTGTTACTTCATCCGTTTCTTGGGCAATGTCATCACGGTTTAGATAATCACTGGCGCGTTTTATGAGATCGGGGCTTGCTGTGCCATCTGGATTTTCACGACTGACCAACGCCACCTGAACTTGACCACTGTTTGGTACCAACATTTTGGCTCTGGCATCTTTAACCTGTGCCGGTTGACTCTCTTTTGGGAACTCAAAGCGCATCACTACCGCATCAAGCTCTGAGCTCACCGTCATGGTTGGCCGTTCATCCAAAGTCAGTGCATGAAAACGATAACCGGCGCGAGTGCCTGTGGTGTGAAACATGTACGGCGCTAAATCAAAACGCTGCAATAAACTGTCATTGCTCTCCATCACCGCCGCTTTAGGTGGGAAAACATTAATGTCTTCAGGGATGAGTACTTGGCGTTTAAGCTGATATTGCGCCGCTAACAAATCCACCATGTCGCTTTCAGTCACAAACTTTCTGAACATCTGCAGAGCCCAATAGTTCTGCTCTCGAATTTCAGCCAATCGCTTTAGCATGAAAGCTTGTGTCACTTGCGCTAAGGTTTCCGCTTCATTACGAAACGCCTCTTCAAGTTGAACCGCCATTTCTGGGTTCGACTCTTGAACATAATTAACCGCAAAAACCACATAATCATCAAACAAAGCTTCAAATGACGGCTCTTTAAATGCATTAGGGATGGTCATAATTCACCTTCAAGTTTGAGTTGATTGCCTTTCCACTTGCCAATCACTTTAATGGAATACCCCGTCGCGGTTGGCTGGGCGATACATTGAGTGGCTTTAAATTCAGATAAGCCGTTTTGATGTTGAGTAAAGGCCGACAACGTGAGGTTTTGAATGATTAACGTGGTTTGTGGGGTTTGCAGCTTACCGAGACAACGTAACGCAGGATTACCCACCTTTCGTCGTTTCACTCGACTTGAAATTTCCGTGGTTAAGATACGAATGAAGCGCCGTTTAAGCGCTTCAAATCCTGTCACCGTTTTGCCTGTCTTTGGGTCAATCCCTATCATGGTAAAAGCCCTTTTATCTCATCGGGTAAGACATCGTTCATTACCGCTTTTGAACAAGGATTATCCCAAAGCATGGCAATGTTTTGAGCAATAGCCGACGAGGTGATTTTGTTCTTAATCTCTGATGCTTTCGCCGTTTCCTTACTGAGCAAGGACGAGATCTCACTGTCAGCCGCCGACATATAATCACTCAGCGTTGTTAATAAAGTTTCAAACTCATCAAGTTCAATAAGCCCACCCATAAAATCAGTAATGGCCTGAAATAAGGCATTGGCTGACTCATCAACAACCGCAAAGGCCGCATCATTCTCACCTTGAATTGAACCAAATAGCTCAGTGGTATTTGAACAACTGCTAGGAACAGCATCACTCATGGCATCCAGTCGGTTTACTTGCTGCGCCATCGAACTCATTTGAATAGCACTATCCGCCGTGGTCGCCATCGCATTCACGCTGCCTGTGATATTGGTATTGGTGCTTGTAATGCTGTCTCTAGCCGAGGTTAGCACCGCCAAATCAATACCGAGTAAATCTAATGCCGGATTATTTAACGCGGTTTCTAATGCCATTAATTGACTACTGGTTTCGCGCCCAGCATCAACCGCTGGATTTGAAATAGTCAGCCCGTTGTTCATGATGTGCTGATAGATATTAAGATTAAGCGCCATTATTGATTTACTCCTGGGGGCATGGATGGGTCACCGGGTTTAGAGCAGATATGATCATGTGCATTAAAGAGGTTTCTATCTTCAGACATACTTCGAACGCCATCAGAGATCTCTTTCGTCGCTTCAATATTGCCTTTTTGTTTGGTGTCCCCTTCGATTTGTAGATCACCAATCTGTTTACTGTCCGCATGGATTTCATAACCACCTGGATATTTAGCCACAAGCTTTCCGCTCTCGATGTTATAAAGCTCAGTCATGCCGTTGCCATAATCCACCATAACTTCATTCTCCTTGGTGGTTGGTGCTGGGTATTTGCTAGAGGGCAATCCCATTAAAGCCACTGCATTATTCAAATTGGTGCCAGAGCCAAGATTAACCAATAAACACAACTCTCCCACTGAAGGACGGCGATAATGGCTCACCTTACCGCTACAAAAGACAAAGAACGGAACACCTTTTACTTCGTTGTCACCCGTTTTTATATCGACGGTGGTTTTACTGGCCTTATCAACCACAGCAAGACGAATGAGATTAGCCAGATTTCCTCGCAGATCTTCAAGTTCGTCCCCTTGCTCAAGCACTTTATTTTCTAAAGATAAGATCCGGTTAATTATTGTCTGGAACATAAACACCACCAGGCATCATTTCAAAGTACTCTTCATCCACGTCACCAATCGACACTGACTGTCTCACTGTCACTGCTCGAATAAGATACCCATGCTCATCATCAATAATTTGAGGCTCATTAACGATATAATCTGGCAATTCAACCGAGTCACCCAATCCAAAATAGCTGTTCTGAAATTCACGCTCGATACGAGATGAGGCATCCAAGGCTTCTAAATCAAAACCCTCATTGGAGGTGTTCACCGTAATGGAAAAAATCAGCTCAATACTGTGCTTTTCTCTGCCATCGTTGGTGTCTTCTTTCATTATTTTGGATTGACCACATCGATAGGTGATCTCAACCGTTTCAGGACTGCTTGCTATGCGTTTGTATGAACTCGAAATTTCAAGAGCTAACGTCGTTTCTAAATGCTCAATCACCGCCTTAACATAATCAGACGGATTTCGCAATAATTGATATGATCTCTTCATCAAAAAACTTCCTAAATTGGGCATCCACTTGAGGGGTTAATGTAGCAATGATGTCTGCCGTTTCTTTATCGATGGGTTCGGTAACAGCGCGTATTTGGCGTCTTGCTTTCGCACTGCCAGAATGAGGCGCGTACCGCTCGAAAACCACAGGCGTTCGACCATTGCCAATGTAACGAACAAAGGCATTGTCATATTCTTTATTACCTACACGAACCACTGAACCGCCTAATTGGATAGGCTCACCAAAACGATGAGCCGCCAAATCATTGGTACCAATCCAAAGCTTGCCGGTGTAATTTCGGTTCTTTACCCGATTAAACGGTTTTAAACGATCATTAAACGTTTTCAGTTTTAATTCCGTTTTCATCTCCGCTTTGGTTTTCACCTTTAGCCATTGGTTGGTTCGTCGTGCCGCCTTCATGGCCGCTTGCTCTATATGCTCAGGAAGATAGGCCAACTCCTTGAGCCAAGCCGTATCAACACTTAGCATATTATTCCGCCCAATCTCGGCGTTTTGATGCACTTTCCATCATCAACGCGTATTCAAACATCCCATTGCAGCCACTTTGAAAGCTCACACGATAGGTTTTGCCTTTATGCTCCATAGTGGATTGCTCCGCTATTTTGCTATCCGTGATCATCGCTAAACGCTGCAATCCGTCTTTTTGGCGAGCCTTAACATAAGCGGTAATGACTGAGCTTTCTTCACTCGGAGAGATCACCGTTTTCTCATCACCCATTGCATCTAAAATGGCTTCATAAGCATCCGCTCTGTTTTCATCAAAATCAGACATTACCGCCCCTTATTACGCCGTTTTAAGCTCAGTGATTAAGTCACCCGTTAACAGCACACCGCCATCGACGAACACACCAATTGGCTGAATGACTGCGTCCACTTCCGTTGGCATTGTTTTTGTAAACTCAACACCATCAAAATACGCAGGAGAGCAATCAAACATCGGGTTATCACCGGCTTTAATCGGACCATCGAATAAACCGCGCGTTACGCAGCTCACCACGACACCTTCTTCAGCGCTAAAACTTGGAACAACAAGCAAAGCGCCCACTAAACACGGCTCATCCTTTACAAAACCACCAGCCGGAGCCGCAATACTGAGTTTGTTTCCATCACATAAATGCATAATCATTACCTATAAAAAAAGGAGCTCGAAAGCTCCTATAAATGAACACAACAACCTTACTTAGCCGCTGCAAATGTGCCTTTACATAAACCTCGGCGATCTGTCACTTTCGCCACAATGTCATAAGTGATACGCATCTTGGCACCATCAGAAGTAAAGCCATCACCTGTTTCTAGCCATGGTTCTTCCTGACCATCCAAGAATCCCATCACCACCGCTTCAAAGTCTTTGGTGGTTAAACCAATCGCGCCATTCACATCTTTCATGCGACCGGTGCTGATCACTTCTTTGAACTTATTGAACGCAGGGTTAAACGCATCCGGCTTGCTGGCCGTTGCCAATACCGCTTCAATCATTGGCGCATGGTCGTGACTTGCCAGAATGAATTGGCTTTCTAAATCTAAAACATCGCCGCCACTGGTTTCTGTTGTTGCCAGGGCTTTATGCATCGCAAGAATAAGTGCTTGGTAATCCCCTGCAGTGATCCCCGTTTTATTGTTAGCACCATGAAAAACTGATTCACCATCACTCATCTTTCCTGCAAGGATGGCATTGAAGATCAACTTGTCCGATAAACGACGACCTGATTGGAAGAACTTACGCGGAATTTTACTCAGTAAAGCAATTTCATCATTAATGATGGCTTGGCGAGTAATGCGGAACTCACGACCAAAGGTAGCCAGTTGAATTTTCTCGCCGGTTCCTTTGATTAGGGCTTGTTTGTATTCGCCATCTTCCTGAATACCCATTAGATCAGGAGCATCATTGATGGTGATAAGTTCGGTTTCTTTAAAGTTCGGTAAACGCTCAGTACTTGCAAACTGACGCCACAACGGCGCTTTTACCTTCACTTCATCACGAATAACGGTTCTTACCCCTTCGGTTAAAATCTCAGAGAAATCACTGGTATTAAACGCTCGTGCCACCAAGTCTTGCTTACTGAGTCCTTTACCTTCATTACCTAGTGACGCTTTGGCCATGTTAAGCAGTGAATCACTTGAGAATGAGTTGTCCTTCTCAACCGTTTCAGTGCCTAAACGCGCATTTAAAGCGTTTTGTAATTCCGCTTTGATGTGGTTGCCGTTACCAGCATGAATGTGTGTTGGGGTTAGGTTTGAAGGCGTTGGGGTTTCTTTGCCTGTCGCACTTTGTTTACCAATGGCAGCAAGGATTTGAGCCGCTGCATTGGCTTCATCACACTCCATATCATCAAGCATGGAATTGAGTAATTCGTCTTTCACTTTATGTTGAGCGCACAGCCCACGAATGGACGCTTGGCGTTGGTTTTCTTTTTTTACTGCGTTTTGCAGCTCTTCATTTGGTTTTGGCATAGTAATTACCTGTTTTGGCTCTTGGGTAGAGGGTGGAATTGAATTAGATAACGGCTCAGTTTTTGGTTTGGGCTCCACTGAAATGGCGTTTAACAGTACATCTGGCGTATGTTTAAACGCGCTTAATGCTTCTTTCTTAATACCGTCAAAGCAGTTGGTTAAATTAACGGGGTCAATGACTTCGTCCACCAAGCCAAACGCGAGCGCTTCGTCTGCGGTAAACCACGATTCTTTTGCCATTGCCGCCAATACGTCTTCATTTGATTGGCCTGTCTTTTCAACATACGCATCC